CACCGGCCACTGGCGGGACGATGACCCTTGCCCCGTACTTAGCCGCCGCCTGCTCTGCGTAGCGCTGACCAACGCCGCTTGCATCGTTGTCGGCCACGATCACGACGTCATCGTAGTGCTGGCGCAGCATGCCGGTCACGCTGACGAGATTCGATGCGCTGTAGGCAATAAACACTGCCTTGTTGGTGACCTCATGAATCGTGGCAGCGGTGGCAAAGCCCTCGGCCACGTACACCGTGCCATCCGGCACACCGATGCTCCAGAAGCAAGAGCCGGTCGCGGCGCCGGGGTGATAGCGCTTCTCGCCGTCGATTGCGACGTACTGCAGGCTGCTGAGCTCGTTGGTGTCATCAAAAAGCGGCACGATTAAGCGTCCGTCGCCCGTGACCCTCGCCCCGTGCGGCTGGATGCCCTTGCGCTTGAGGTACGGATGGTCGGGACTTGCTGCGCCAGCGTCGCGCCAGATGACGGCCACCGTGTCGGCAGCTGCCTCCCGGCTTTTTGCCAGCTCAGCATCGCGAAGGCGCCGCGCTTCCGCCATACGCCTGCTGTTTGCCATCTCCTCCGCTACCGACAACTTGCGCCCGATATCCGCCCGAAAAGGCTGCTCGATGCCAGCCCTCCAGCAGCCGAAGTGCCCGGCGGGGACGCCATCGGAGAAGCCGATGTAAAACCCGCTCTTGTCGAAGCCGCCCTTACCCTTGGTGCCGGAATTGAATCGATGTATGCGACCGTCGAATATAATATTGTCTGGTGGCGTGATGCCGACGGCGCTCATGGCGCTCGCCATCTGCAACTCTGGCGCCTCTACAATGACCAAGGGACTGGGTGCCGAAGGAGACCACTCACCGCCAAAAATGCTTGTTAAATCAGCCATGTGAAGCTCCAACCCGCTCATTATTATATTCGTTTATTATACTGCTGCCGCATGGGAGGCCGTGTGTAAGATAGGTGCTCAACTTGATCAACGTGTCGTACTGCGGGTTAGTCTGTTCGCCGCGTTTTATCGCGCTGACTGTGTTGTAGTGCAGGCCGGTCTGGGCTGCAATTACAGTCAGCCGCCTATCCTGCAGCGCTGCTCTTATCTCATCGATTGTCATCATGATGCTCACATCCTGCTGTAAAAATTAACACCTTCTGGTGTTGACAGCATAGATCAGGGCTTCTAGGATGTCCATATACCGCAACCGGATTGGCCGAAGGCGGTGTAGGAGAAAACATGGCAATAAAAATTAAGAACACGGCGGATGTGTCCGCCAATGGCGTCAAGATACTTGTCTACGGGCAGGCTGGTGCAGGCAAAACAACGATGGCAGCGACGATGCCAAAGCCGATCATTATAAGCGCTGAGGGTGGGTTGCTGTCGATTCAAGCAGCGAATCTGCCCTATATCGAGGTCAACTCAATGGCGACTCTGATGGAGGCATATGAGTACGTCGCCTCGGCTGCTGGTAATGAGTTTGAGTCGGTCGTGCTGGACTCCATCAGCGAGATTGGCGAAGTCGTGCTGATCCATGAAAAGTCCATCAACAAGGACGGGAGGGCGGCCTACGGTGAGATGGCCGTGCAGATGACGTCCATCGTTCGAGCCTTTCGGGATCTGCCCGGCAAGCACGTCCTGATGACCGCCAAGGTTGAAAAGGCGCAGGATGAGTCAGGGCGGATACTTTATTCCCCGTCTATGCCGGGCGCAAAAGTTGGACAGGCACTGCCTTACTTTTTTGACGAGGTGCTCGCTCTGCGCGTTGAAAAAGACGCCGATGGATCAGCGCAGCGAGCGCTGATGTGTGACTCGGACGGCATTTGGCTTGCAAAAGATCGCAGCGGCAGGCTCGACGCTTGGGAGGCACCGGACGCGGGCGCCATCATTGCAAAGATTGGGGGCGCGTGATGGATAAGACATTTGAGCTGCATGGGCTGAGCCAGAAATGGCTGGCCGCCAAGACCGCTGAGAAGGCCGCGCAGGATGAGCGCCGGGAGATCGAGGACCAGATGCTTGCCCTGATTGACCTGCCTGCTGACTTTGAGGGCAGCCAGAACACGCGCGCTGGTTTCTTTAAGATCAACCTAACTGGCCGCATGAATCACAAGATTGATTCTGAAAAACTGCAGATGGTTGCTACCGAGCACGGCCTGACAGATCACCTGTCGAGCCTGTTCCGCTGGAAGCCTGAGATTAATGTCAGAAGCTGGAAAGCGGCAGATGAATCTGTCACCAACGCATTGCTTGACGCAATCACAACAACACCCGGACGACCGTCCTTTGCAATTACAGTAAACGAGGAGAAGTAACATGGCACAACTTAATGAAGTGTTTAACGTCGCAGACGTTCCCGAGAACCAGAGATCTTACGATCCGCTGCCAGACGGATGGTACACGGCGCACATCAGCAATACAGAGCTTTGCGCCACCAAGGCGGGCACTGGTCAGTACATCAAGGTTCGCTACGACGTTACCGGCCCAACGCATCAGGGACGAATTGTGTTTGGCAACTTCAATGTTCGCAACCCGAATCCCAAGGCTGAGGAAATCGGTCGCGAGCAGCTGCGCGACCTGTGCCTTGCTGTTGGGCTGAAGACCGTCAAGGACACGGATCAGCTGATCGGATCGGTGGTGGCAATCAAGCTTGCCACGCGCAAGCAGGAAGGATACGAGCCCTCGAATGAGATCAAGGGCTGGAAGGCAATTGAAGGCGGATCAATGCCAAGACCGGCTCAGGCCGGTCAGCAGAGCCAGCCATCAGCAGCTGGGTCGTCTACAACTCCGCCTTGGGCAAAAAAATAAATTGAGGGCTGGGCAGGAAATTGCTCCGCATAAAATATGACTGCAATCCCAGAACCAATTAATTCATTAGCTGCAGCGATTGATGCAGCTCATGAAGCCCGCGCAGAAAAGCCGCGCCCGCACATGGGATGCTCACAGCTTGGCGAGCAGTGCGAGCGCAAGCTGTGGCTGTCCTTTCGCTGGGCGGTGATTGAGCCTTTCCCCGGTCGCATCCTGCGCCTGTTTCGACGCGGGCAAATGGAGGAGCAAACGGCAGTGGCTGACCTGCGCTCTGCCGGGTGCCACGTTACGCACACCGGGCAGGAGCAGAGCCGCGTTGATTTCGGGGGCCATGTGTCTGGCAGCATCGACGGAATAATTGAAGCTGGCGTGCCAGAAGCACCGCGCAAAAAGCATGTGCTGGAGATTAAAACGCACAGCCTAAAGTCTTTTAACGAGCTGCAAAAAAGCGGAGTGCAGCTTGCCAAGCCGATCCATTGGGCGCAGATGCAAGTGTATATGCTAGGGGCCGGCCTTGACCGCGCCCTGTACTACGCCGTCTGTAAAGATGACGACCGCATATACACCGAGCGCGTGAAGCTGTGCGAAGAGTCAGCGCAGGCATACGTTGATCGAGGTCAACGCATTGCGTTGACTGAGCGCATGCCTGAGCTAATGGTGGGCGCTTCGCCGGCTTGGTACATCTGTAAGTTCTGCTCCGCGCATGAGTTTTGCCACAAAACGCAGACGACCAAACAGGCGAACTGCCGCACTTGCGCGCACTCTACACCACACAATGACGGCACATGGCACTGCGCTCGCTGGGACCAGACCATTCCGACGGATGCCCAGCACGCCGGATGTGAGTCCCATGTGCTGCACCCAGATCTTGTGCCTTGGAAGATGCTGCGCGCCTCTGGCAACTGGTCTGCGGTTTATGAGATCGATGGTCATGAGGTAATCAATGGTGAGGGCGGATATCACAGCAGTGAGCTGGTTGCCAATCTAAGGCTGGTGTTGGCTGATGATCCAAACGTCAATGCGCTGCGCGAAGTCTTTGGTGGGAGGATTACTGGATGATAGTGCTCCGTGAATACCAACAGCGCACCATCGACCAGCTATACAGGTGGTTCAGTGACGGGGGTGAAGGCAACCCCTGCTTGGTGCTGCCGACTGGCGCCGGCAAAAGTCACGTTGTAGCAGCACTGTGCAAAGACTCGCTGCAGAGTTGGCCGGAGACGCGCATCTTGATGCTGACGCACGTTAAAGAGCTGATCGAACAGAACGCAGAGAAGATGCGCCAGCACTGGCCGGGCGCGCCGATGGGCATATACTCAGCCGGCTTGGGCATGCGCAACCTGAACGAGCCAATCACATTTGCCGGGATCCAGTCTGTGCGCAATAAGTCAAATCAGATTGGTCATGTTGACCTGATCATTGTTGACGAGTGCCACCTGATCAGCCATGAAGATGCCGGCGGCTATAGAAAGCTGATTAATAACCTGATGGAAATTAACCCGAGGATACGGGTTATTGGTTTAACGGCCACGCCCTATAGATTGGGTCACGGGATGATCACTGACAAGCCGGCGCTGTTTGATGCTCTGCTGGAGCCCGTAAGTCTCGAGGAGCTCATACACAAAAAGTATTTAGCACCATTAAGATCGAAGATCACTAAGGAGAAACTCAGCACTGAGGGCATAAAAAAACGCGGCGGTGATTACGTTGAGTCGGAAATGCAGGCGGCCTTTGATACAGAAAAGCACAATAAGGCCGTGGTTGACGAGGTGATTAGTCTTGCTGGGGATCGCAAGGCGTGGCTGTTTTTCTGCGCTGGAGTTGAGCACGCTCGACACGTCGCGCATGAGCTGATGGAGCGTGGCATTGAGGCTGCCGGCCTGACCGGGGATACTTCTGCAATTGACCGTGAAGATATAATAAACGACTTCAAGGCTGGCAAGCTTCGGGCGCTGACGAACGTCAACGTCCTGACTACCGGGTTCGACTATCCAGACATTGACCTGATAGCTATGCTTCGCGCCACCATGTCGCCTGTGCTGTATATGCAGATGGCCGGTCGAGGGCTGCGCCCTAAAAGCCACACCGACCATTGTCTCGTGCTTGACTTTGCCGGCGTCGTTGAGGCGCACGGTCCAATCACTGCTGTGAATCCTCCCAACAAGAAAAAAAGCGGGGAGGGTGAGGCCCCTGTAAAAGTGTGCCCTGCCTGCCAAGAGCTTGTGCATATCTCAAAAGCTTTTTGCCCGGCTTGCGGCGCCGAGTTCCCACCACCTCAAAAACCAAAGCTTGCACTGCGCGATGTTGACATCATGGGGTTAGACTCCACTGACATGACTATCAGCGACTGGCGCTGGCGCGAGCATGTCAGCAAGGCAAGCGGCAAACGGATGATTGCGGTGGACTACTACGGGTATCTATCTGACCCGGTGGTGACCGAGTATTTTACAATTCTGCACGACGGCTACTCTGGCACGGCTGCCGCGCAGAAGCTGGCGTCGATTGCTACACAAAGCGGAGCCGTCAATGCGTTAAAGCACGACGACTTGGGTAGCATTTGTGCGGAATTAAAATTCGGAAGAAAGCCGCAATTAATTAGTTACAAGAAAGACGGAAAATTTTTCCGCGTTACTAAGAGGGAGTTTTGATATGTATCGGGAGCCAGAATTTGTGAAGGAATATTACAGAAGAAGGCCGCCAAAATGTTGTTTTACGTGTGAACACTTTTTAACTTTCACCGCCACTTGTTTGAAGTTTGATGAAGTGGTGCCAGAAAAATTTGCGAGGGACGTTGATCAATGCGGCGACTGGGTAGAAATGCGAATACCGTTTTAAAAGCTTCTGCTCGTAAACCTGAAGAAGCAGTGGATCGAGTCCCCACAGAGCATGAAGAACAAAGGGAGTTTGTGTGGTGGTTCCGGCGAACGTATCCTGATGTTCGAATTTTTGCTATACCGAACGGTGGTTCAGATCGCGCAGAG